AAATAGGGATGTAGCTGTTGTAGATGATACGGGAAAAGTTAAGATTAAAGATAAGGATACAGGACAGGATGAAAGAGAAGAAGTATATCAGTCAAAAGAAGAGGCAATAACTAATTTATACCAGAGAGGGTATAAATAAAATTTGGGAGGGCAATATGATAAAGTTATTGATAGGGATTATAATAGGGGCAGTGGTTATGTATCTAATTGCGAGAAATTCGCCTGAACATTTTGGGAAGATAAAAAAAGAGGTAGATAAAGCAGTGGAGAAGATTAAGGAAAAGGGTTCTGATGGAGTTTAAGAAAAGATATTAAGGGGGTATTGATGATGGAAAAAAAGTTACATAAAAATGGTTCACTGAAGCAGATGTTTATAGATACGAAAGTTGTAGATGGTGTTAGAAAAGTTGCACAAGATATGTGGTGGGATGGTGTTGCAGAGAGATTAATGAAGAGTGCAACTAATATAGATAAAGTTACTGTTGAAGGGAAAAATAGGAATAAAATAGATTTTAGAGGTGATTTAAGAAGTAAAAGGGCTGTAAAAGAAAAGTTTGATAATATTAAAGTAGCCTTTCAAAATAGTCAGGTGAGCTATAATGACATTATTAAGAAGGTAGCAAAATTAGCTAATGAGAGGGATGTTAAGGATTTAAAGCTGATGTTGACAAAGATGGCATTGAGGAAAGTCGGAAATCAGGATATTAGGGGATTGAGTGATATAGAAATAGAGAATTTAATAGGTAAGTTGGGAAGTGTGAAATTTTCAGTAAAGGAGCTTGGGGATGTGCTAAAGTTTATCAGAGCAGGATATGGGAGTGATGCAATAGCTGTTCAGTTTATAGAAGCATATTTAGAGGATTATGCTAAAAAGGTTTTAAGTGAATATATTGAAAGTTAGGCAGGTTTTGGTTAGGAAAGGTTGATGGATATGGGTTAGGATTTGGTTAATGGTATGGTTATGGTTTGGATGATATAAAGATATAAATATAAAAATATTAAGGAGGTTTGTATGAGTGATGTTAAGGCGAGATTAAAAAGGTTAGCGGAAGAATTGAAGAAAAAGACTGAGACTGAAAAATCAGCTAAGTCAGTCAGGGTAGAAAGACCTTCGGTTAGGATGGGCGGAGTTAGGAAGAGGGTTTTAGCTGGTGATGATGCCAGAAGGAGACTGTTAAAAGCAAGGCTGAGAAGGAAGTTAGCAGAGAAGTTAGCGATGCGGAAGAAGGAGAATATTGGTAGCAGGATTGCAGAGCTTAAAGAGAGAAGAAAGGAAAGGTTAGCTAAGAAAATAGCTGAGTTAAGGAGAAAGATTAGCAGGATTAAAAGAAGGAGTGGTGTTGCAGATGCACCAATGCAGTATGCTCAGAATTTAGAGAGTTCAAGGACAAAGAATTATGCTGTGCCTGTAAAGAAGCCTGCAATAGCTACAAAAGAAGATTTGGCAAGGTTGAAGGCAAGACAGGAAGATAAAGTGCCGCCTGTATGGAGAGGTGTGGATTTAAGGAATCAGTTAAGGGTAGCCTGGTTAAAGGCACTGAATAGTGGTAAAAATGAAATAAAGGCTGAATTATATGATAATTTGGTTGGGTTAGGGGTAAAGGATAAGGTTGCGGTTATGGTGATTGAGAAGGCCTTTAAGAGGGGCAGTAAGGGCATGGTTAAGGATTTTATAAAGATTGCTGAGGATGTTATGGAGATGCCTGAAGAGCAGGTGAAAGAGGAAGAGAAGGCAATAGAGTTAAGCATAACACTTCAGCCTGATGGTTCTGTTGAGGGAGAGTATGAAGAAGAAGCTGTTAGTGAAGAGAGTGTTGAGGAAGAAGGAGATGAGGAGCTGGAGCAGAGGTTGGTAGAGAGTTCAGTAAGATTGCCTAAAATAGCAACTGAGGAAAGAGATTCTTTGTTAAAGAAAGCTCTGCCTCAGTATGGGATATTGAAATAAGAAAAAGGAGGTTGAAACACTATGATAGATTTAAGTAGAAGTGTAATAACGGTAGCTCTTGGGACATGGGATGTTAGCCCAACAGCAGAATTTGCCGCTGGACAGTTTGTTAAGCTGGGAGCGGATGGTAAGGTAACAAATATTACAGCTAAGACTGATGCACCGTTGGGTATAGCTAAGTGGAATAAGATTAACGGGAATAGCATGATGGTGCCTGTTATTGGAGAGACTGTTGTGCTGAGTGGAACAACTGCATCGAATCTGGCACATGGTTCAGTTGAAAATGGTAGTGTGAGGGTTACGAGTTTGGATGGAGCAACAGTTTATGAGGAGACAACGGATTATACGGTTAATTATGCCAATGGCCAGATAACAAGAGTTGGTGCTGGAGGTATACCTAATGGAGCAACTGTATTGGTGAGTTACAGGTATGCAGCCGCAGATGTTGAGCTTGACCTGTTGTATGGTAGGAACTGGATGAATACGCTGGATGATACGATGCAGGTTGGAAAGATTACTGTAATTCAGGATTTTGCAGTGGTTTATTCTGACCAGTATGATTCAGCTCAGGGTTATACAGTTGGGGGTAACCTATATATAACAGCTAATGGTAGGATTACGAGTGATAATTCAGGTGGAGCAACTAAGGTTGGTATATGTGTTAAAGTTCCAACAGTTGATGACCCATATTTGGGAATACAGATAGGATAATAGGAGGTGAATGAATATGAATCCATATAGAACAGCAACAATTGAGAAAAAAGAGAGCAAGTTACTTGATAGTTATAGGAAAATAAATCCTATAAAGAGAGGTTCAACAGAAAGGTTTTTTGATAAAAGGGGTCAGTTAAATGCTGGGAGCAGAAAGGAAGTTGCTCAGCTGTTAGAAATGCTCTTAAATGATAAGAAAGTTGGAAATGAGCTGGAGATGGCTAAGAGAGCATTTTACAGACAGAATAGCACTATTGACCCTTATCTCAGGAGAGAGATAATTCTTAATCATATGCAGACGCAGGGTGGTATGAAGAAGTTGGGTGATGAGTTACTTGCTCCGATTAAGAATTTACTGGATTATGAGGGTATAGCGAGGAAATTTCTCAGGAATAGGCCTCTGGGACAGGGTGAAGTGCATAGGATACCTAAGGATATATGGGTAACAGCTCAGATAGTTGGGCAGGATGGTCAGAGTGTCATATCGCAGGCAACTGGTAAGTATATTAACCCTGTTGAGTTTAAAGTAACATCTTTTCTTGAAGTGGATATTAATGATATTTACCAGATGCAGTTTGATGTGCTTGAAAGAGGACAGGATTTAGCTAAGCAGATGATAATGCTGAAAGAAGATACTGGGTTAGTTAAGGCGTTTACAAGAGCAGCTACAACTCTGAATAGCCCGATTTACTTTACGAATTTCACCCTTGGAACATTTGAAGATTTGAGGTATCAGGTAGAAAGACATAGGCTGATTGCTGATAAGTTCCTTGTTAATAGGCAGGAAGTAGGTTCGTTTCTGAAGAATATGCACAATGATGTTGATTTTGTAACTGAAAGGGAGCTGATACTTAGAGGGTATATAGCTAACATATTGGGTGTTCAGGTTATAGTTACAGCTGGTGTTGGAGTGCAGGAGGTCGTGCCAAGGGGAACGGTGTATGTATGCACGGAAGGAACGTTCTTAGGTGAAATGGGGATAAGGCTCGATTTACAGAGCAACCCGTATGATAAGTTCATGTTGCAGGAAACAAAGAAGGGTTGGGCGTTCTTTGAGATAATTGACCAGGCAGTGGCTAACCCAAGAGCAGTAGCTATGGGCATCAGGGTCTAAGCTG